TATGCATATAGAACGATCGGTGCAGCAATGCAACAAGCAGAACGTATTATTGATGCTACACCGTATGAGCCTGGTCCATATATCCAAACTATAACATATGGTAATGCAGATGGTAATAGTTATGTTGATACTAACTCTGGATTTATTACACCTGTAACAGATGCTGATGTAGCAGCTGGTATTGTCGACCTTAACATATCAGATATACAAGAAGGTGTGTTAACCTATATTAGAGATAATGTAGAAGCAGCATCAAGTTACTCGCCTACTATATGGGCAGGGTTTACATATGATGACGCAAAATGTCAAAGAGACGTAAAACTAATACTTGAAGCAATACGTTACGACTTCTTGTTTGGCAGTAACTATAGAACAATTAATGCTGCCAAAAGATATTTAAGTGGGTCAGCAAGCACAGTACAAGACTTCCAAAAAGACCAAACACTTCTTGCATTACAGCAAGCAAGAACATTAACATTAAATGCACTTACAAATGGTACTACCATTGCAAGAGCAGCAGCTCTTTGGGACGAAGTATTAGATATTATTGCCAATGGTACAAAAGCAGTTGATTCATATGTATATCCTACACCACTGCTAGGCACTAATAATGCTTATAATCCTGATATTCTTGCAGCAAGAGATCAGCTAGTTGCAAACAAAGACTTCCTTGTTGCAGAAACAACAGCATGGATCAACGTACAAGTTGCAGCAGGAACACCTCCATTTACCACAGACTATGATTACAACGAAGCAAAATGTGCTAGAGATGTTGGGTTAATTATTGACAACTTAATCTACGATGTTACATATGGCGGCAACATGGAAACATGGAATGCTGCACAAGCATATTTTGTCGGTGCAGTTGCACAATATGGTTACGGTGAAAAAGACGGAACAGTAGCAGCACTTGGCCATATGAAATTAGTGCTAGAAGATGTACTACAAGAGATTGCAGTTACTCCAAGTGCAGGTAACTCCGAAGCACAAGATACATCAGGTACAGCAACTACAGCAGGTGTTGCATCTAATGTAGGTGATTTAGTACAACAAATTATAGATTATGTTAGCAGTGACGGTGTTACTACACCTACATTAACATATCCAGAAACAGCATGGGCAAGTCTTGCGTATCTAGTAGATTTTAATTTGCTTGATTCAGCATTGCGTACAAGTATCGCAGCCGATACAACTGCATGGATTGATGCACAAATTGCTGCCGTTGGTACACCAAGCATATGGTATGACTTTTCATACAACGAAGAATTATGTATTAGAGATGTTAAATTAATTCTTGATGCAATCAAACTTGATGTACAAAGTGGTGCTACTGCTAACTATCTAACAAGATATGCAGGACTAAGATACAATGCAAGTCCAAGTTCGACTATTGCTAAATCAGCACAAAAAGCACAAACTATTGCTAGTATACGAGAAGTACAGCGTTTGATCACAGACTTGCTGGATGCAGCAGTTACAGCAGGTACTATTACCAATGCAAGCATCCCAGGTTATTACGATGACAGATTTGACGACATTGTTGATGTAATCAACGATATTGATGTTACATTAACACAAGGTAGCAATTATAGATTTGAAATTTACAACGGAGGCTTTAGTGCTGTTGACCAAGGTCTAGTAAGTAACTTAGACTTGCGTGAAGGTAAATTAATTGTTGGTCAAACATCAGGTGCCAAAGGTATTATCACAAGTTTCCAACGTGCAAGCACAGGTACAACAGATAGAATCGAAGTTGACTTAGTCGAACCGATTGAGTTTGTTGCAGGTGAAGAACTATCTTTTGGTAACTTAACACGCAGCAATCAAATCACAGTGCGTGTTGAAACAGGTATTTACGAAGAACACTTGCCAATTAAACTTCCTGAAAACGTAAGTATTAAGGGTGACGAATTTAGACGAGTTGTTGTACGTCCGAAAAAAGGTGTATCTCAATCACCATGGGCAAACACATATTTCTATAGAGATATTATTATCGATGGGTTGATAACTGCGTATTCGCCTATAACAGACATTGATTTTTCAGGTGTTGCAGCTGATGCAGCTAGAGTAACAGGCACATACACAGTTACAACAGGAAACTATCTCACAGACGGACATGGTACAAATGCTATATTTGAAGTAGTTATCGACGGTGCAGGTGCAGTTACTATTACTGTACAAGACGGCGGCGATGGATTTATTTTAGATGAACAAATTACTATACCTGATGAAATTGTTGGCGGTAGTGGTGCAGCAGCAGACATTATATTCTCAGTATCCGACGTAGGTGGTGGATATCATTCAAGACACCCAATCACAGACAAGCAGGGTAAGTATGGTTATCATTACGTAACTGATCCAAGTATTCCTGTTAACGTAGGCACTGACGGTGCAACTAACCCTGGCGGATTTAGTGATGCTGCTAGACTAGTTGAATTAAACAGATCATTTATTGTAGAAGAAGTAATACAATATATCAATGCTACATATCCAACACTAACTTATAGTGAAGCAACTTGTCGCAGAGACACCGGACTTATTGTTGATGCATTAGTATCAGACTTGAAAACTGGCGGTAGAGAAAAGTCACTAACAGCACAAGGTGCATACTTCAGAGGTAGAGTACAACGTATTCCAGACTCACAGAAAGCCGAAACAGCTGATGCTATTGCATATATTAAAACTATTGCAGCAGATGTAATAGCAAACACAGGATTTACTGCTCTTGGTTCTGTGGATCAAATTATTGAACAAACCTATACAGCAGAAACAAATGCCCAAACAAACTTGGATGCATTGGTTGATTGTGTGGTATTTGCATTTGATGCAAGTTATAACCCGCCGTTAGAAAACAACAAAATGGATGTGTTCTTGTGTAATGATGGTACTATTGTACGTAACATTACAGTACAGCAGCAAGGCGGCTTTATGATGGTACTTGACCCAGAAGGTCAAATTCTAACAAGATCTCCATATTGCCAAACCGGTTCAAGTTTCTCGCAATCAAAAGTCACAGAGCGTAGTTTTGCTGGTGGACAGTTTGTAGACGGCTATGCAGGTAACATGCCTGTAACTATTACAAACATAGTTGATCCGTTTACACTTGATGTAGAATCACCAGCAGGACAAGGTTTGTTTGTACGCAGACCTCCTACTCCGTTCCCGTTCTGGGTTGGCGGCTCTAGATACCAAGTTAATACCATTACAAACTATGACCAAACTACAGGTACAGCAAGACTTATTCTTGATGAAACAAGTAATGCATCAGGTAGTGTAACAAGAAACATTACAAACATTACTAATGCAAACCCAGCAGTAGTTACAACTGGTGACGTACACGGATTTACAACAGGCGACACTGTAACTATTACTAGTGTTAGCGGCATGACAGAACTTAATGGTAGAACATTTACTGTTACAGTTATAGATACTCTTAACTTCTCGCTAGACAGCGAAGATAGCACACTGTACAATACTTACAGCAGTGGCGGGTTTGCCGAAACAGTTGCAGCAGGTGGCGGCTGGAGTTCAGGTACTGGTGTACCAACAGATGACCCTGTTACTAATGGATTTAATAGAACAGGTGATATCTTTATACAGAGTGGTGGTAACCGCTCGATGCTTGCAAACGACTTTACACAAGTTAACGATTTAGGCTTTGGTACCATTTGTATCAACAACGCACTAGCAGAACTTGTTAGTATGTTTACATACTACTGTCACACAGGTTACCTAGCAGGATCAGGTTCACAGATTCGTAGTATTGCTGGTAACAACAGTTATGGTTTCTACGGTCTAGTTGCAGAAGGTTCAGATCCAGATGAACGTAGCACAGATGTTACACTAAATGCTAAAATGGCATTTGCTGGTAAAGCATGGCAAGCAAGTCACAGACTAACATTTGCTAGTGCTGTACCTGCAGGTGCAAATATCGGTGATGTAATAACTCAAGCAACAACAGGTGCAACAGGTACTATTAGTTTCAAAGCAGATGGTGATACTGTTGTATACTTAACAGATGTTACTGGTACATTTGATACTAGTAATGCAGTGACCGCAGATGGCGGTGCAACGGCATTAGGTACTCCAAGTGCATTTGAAACATTGAGCACTAGTGCAGATGTAGCAGACTTGTTCTTGTACGCATACGACCTTGATGGATTACCAAACAACGTATCAGAAGTTGAAATACTACATGACACAGGCTTGTATCAACCATATGAACTAACCAATGCTTCACTGGCAAAACTTGGAGGTAAAAACTTTATCTTCAATAGCTATGAAATTGGTGATGCTGTAGCATTTAAATCAACTTCAGGCGGCGGTACTGGTCTTATTGTAACAGTTGCTAAAAACAGAACAGATGGTTACGTAATTGTAGACTTTGAAGGCGGTACTAGCTATACAACATCTAGTACAGTTACTATTAGTGGTGCTGATTTAGGTGGTGCAGATGGAGGTAACGACCTGACTATAGCAGTTGATGCAGTGAGCTCAGGTGTTCCAACAGAACTAAGCATCAGTGGTACTCCAACAGCAGCGTATGATGACAGTACTCCTGTACTAAACGGACAAGTTTGGAGATTTAACTTTGGTACTGGTATCGAAGGCACAGCAGAAAATGGCTTGCAAGAAGTAACATTGCATGATACTCCATTGGTAATTAGACACAAACAAAACTTTGTATTTGATGGTGTTACAAGTTTGCCAACTCGTCCAAGTACAGCAGTTGAGTTTGTAGACGACACAGATGAATTTACATATAGAACTATCGGCTTTACAACAACAATCACAGATGGATATGCAGTAGCTAATAATCAAAGTGTTATTACATTTGATGCTAACTTCCGTTATGTTGATATGCTAGTTGAACAAGATATTGTTGATGCTGCTATTACAGAAACACTAGTAAGTGTAACTTCCCCAACAACACCACGCATTGATGTTAACCCAGGGTTTACTGATATTATCACTGCTGGTACACCAAGTGCAAAAACACTAGGATACACTGTTGGAGATAGATTTATTGCAATAAGCAAACTTGATGCAACAGACAGAGCTCGTGTAGAAGGTGCCGAAATGGTATTTACATGGGGTGGTAAAACTCATCTAATTACAGGTTACTCAGAATACACATATTATCCAGCAGCAGGTGCAGACATTGAGTTTGGTGTAATTGAAATTGCTGATATTGCAGGCACAGATGTTAACTATCCAGCAACAGCAAGTGGTATTGCAGCATCACTCGATAGTGCTCAAGGCATCAGTTTAAAAGGTGGTTTGAACTCTACAGAAGAAGCACAGATTACTGTTAACATTTCAACATGTCGTGCAACAGGACACGATATGCTTGATATCGGTACTGGTGGTTACAATAGTGCTAACTACCCAGAACGTATTTTTGGTTCACCTGTAAGTGATCCAGTAAGCACAAACGATGCTATCGACAGTACAGGTAATAGAAGTGCTGCTCAAGTACAAGAACGTACAAGAGGGCGTGTGTTTACTGTTATGACAGACCAAGATGGTTTCTTCCGTGTAGGACGCTTCTTTACAGTTGACCAAGGTACAGGTAGTGTTACATTTAACGCTGCACTTGTTCTTACAAACATTGACGGTATTGGTTTCAAACGTGGTGTACGTGTTAACGAGTTCTCAAACGATGACACCTTCTCAGATCCAAAAGGTGATGCAGTACCGACACAAACAGCAGTAGACAATTATCTTGCTTTCAGATTAGGCTTTGATAAAGATGGTCAAAGTGTTGGCGGCAGTAGAATTGGCCCAGGTGTAATGAGTTTAGGCGGACCTGGTTCGGATCAAACACCAATGGAAGGCAACATGAACTTGAACAACTTCAAGATTCAAAACGTTGCTACTCCAACATCAGGACTAGAAGCTGCAAACAAAAACTATGTCGATACACAAGTTCAAGCATATGACGAACTGAGCGAGTTGTTAGATACTGCTATATCGGTCAGTTTAGCAACCAGTGACATACTAATTTGGAATGGTACTACGTGGGAAGATGGCACTATTAGTGGAGATGTTACATTAACTAGATCAAGTGCTAACACTATTACAAGTGCTATTACAGCAGGTTCTATTGTTAACGGTGATGTAAGTTCGAGTGCTGCTATCGATCAAAGCAAGTTGGCCATGACACTCGCATCAACTAGTGCAGCAGCACCAACTGGTACAGCAGCACAAAAGCAAGCTGCAAGCGGTTTAGCAAGTTTTGATAGTGCTAACTTTGAAATCACAGACGGATGGGTTGGTATCAAAGCACAAGGTGTTAGTGCAACAGAACTTAACAACACACTGGATTTAAGTGGCAAAACTGTTACACTTGCTAACGGCGAAATTAGCAATACCGAACTTGCTAATAGTAGTATTACAATTGGTAGCACAGCAGTTTCACTAGGTGGAACTATTACTGCTCTAACAGGAATTACTACTATTAACCACACAGGTAATATTACTGGTCCTGCAAACACAAGTGGTACTTCCGCAGGCAATAACAACGTAAGCATAGGTGGTAGCTTGAATAGATACAATACTGTTTGGGCAGAAGTATTTAATGGTACTGCTACAAATGCTCGCTACGCTGACCTTGCAGAAAACTATTTAGGTGATGCAGATTACGAACCAGGTACAGTTCTAGTATTTGGTGGTGCAGAAGAAGTTACAGTATGTGCAAGCAAAGGCGATCATAGAGTTGCTGGTGTTGTAACTACAAATCCTGCACACTTGATGAACAGTGCTTTAGAAGGCGAACATGTAGTTGGTGTTGCACTACAAGGGCGTGTACCGTGTAAAGTAATTGGTCGAGTACAAAAAGGCGATATGCTTGTAACCAGTGCAGTACCAGGATATGCTATAGTCAATAACAATCCTAGCATTGGTACAGTAATTGGTAAAGCAGTTACAACCAAAGACAGTGACGACAGAGGCATTGTTGAAGTAGTGGTAGGGAGAGTATAATGGCACAAAAAATAATAGAAACAGGTGCAAGTGCAAACAGCGGAGGGGGCGATCCTCTCCGCGATGCAATGATAAAAATCAACGATAATTTTACAGAAGTATATGGTAAAATAACAGCATTGGAAGATGGTAACATTACAACAAGTATTATTGGAGATGTTGTTGGTAGTGTGTTTGCTGATGATAGTACATTACTAGTAGATGCTGTTAACGGCACTATTCCTGGATATATGAAAATTAGTGACTTGCAAGCTGTAGTTGCAGCAAGTATAGATTTTACTGATTTCCAAACAAGGATTGCAGCACTTTAATGCATACGATAAATATACTAAACAATAGGATTTTAAAATGGCAGATAGATTTCCACTAATATTAGACACAGCAGGTACAAACCAAATCAAGGAATTACCTAATGGAGACAATTTAAATTTACAAAATGGTACCATTGTTAATGTTGCAAACATTGATTTAACTGGTAATTTAACAGCAAACAATGGTACGTTTGGTGGAGATATTACTGGTAACAGATTAGAAGTTACTACTAGTGTTACTGGAACAAATATTTTTGCACTTGGAAATTTTGTCGGATTTGGAAATGCTAATATTACAGGAACAGTAGATGCTGCCAATTTTACCGTAGACGGTGAAGCATTAAGTAGCATACAAGTACAATCAGATTGGAATGAAGCAGATACAGGTAGTGCTGCATTTATTAGAAATAAACCAGACATATCAGGTGTACAAAGCATTTATGATTTGAATGATGTTGTAGGCGATGCATTACCACAAACAGAAGGACATGTATTAACACTTGATGGTGCTGGTCACTATTACCCAGCTGCTCCTGATGGTGGTATTGCATTAACTGATTTTAGTGTAACACAAAATCCAAAAAGCGGACAAGGTAGTTTAACTTACGATGACGGCACAGGTGAGTTTACATATACACCACCAAATGCTGTACAAGTTGGTGGCAATATCAGCGATCTAATCAACGATTCAAACTATACAACACTAGCGGCAGTTACCTCAGATGGATTTATTAAACTAACATCTCTAAGTGGCGGCAGCGGTATTTCTTATAATAACTTAACTGGTGAAATTGCATTTGACAATGGTGTATTAAACTTCATTACAATAGCAGATGCAAAAGCAGGTGTAAGTTTAGACGATGTTACTAATGTTAACGGAACTACTATCAACAATATCAGTGTTGGCGGCCTAACATTAACTGGTGCTGGACCTCATGACTTATCTAGTATTGATGTACTTAATATTGGTATGAGTGGAAACTTAACTTCTACAAATGGTAATATTAGTACAACAAATGGTTCTGTATCAGGTGCTACAGGTACATTAGGTGGCATGACATTTAACAACCAAGTAGTATCAGTTGCATCGGGAGGAATTGAAATTAATGCTCCTGGCAAAGTTGATATTTCTAATAACAGTAGTTGGATTGGATTGCCATACAATATTAGTTTACCATCTACGGGTACAGCAACAGGTGATTTTGCGTTTATTGGCGATACAGCAGCAATACTGGTTCAAAACATGTCAGGTGTTGGTACAGCTGACGAATGGTTATATCTAGGCGGAACTAATGCTCCTAGAGGATTGGTTATTCCAAGATTAACTAGCACACAAAGAAACGCTATAACAAATCCATATGTTGGTGAATTAATCATAAACGTATCAACTAATAAAGTACAACTTTACTACGGCGGCAGCTGGATTGATCTAAACTAATACTTCGTAATATATTATATCTGTTTATAGGATAAATATATAAAACGGAGAATAAGATGGCATTCCAAGAAATTAATGTAGGTTTAGTTGCCAACGACGGCACAGGTGATGATCTTCGCGAAGCATTTATTAAAATCAATCAAAACTTTGATTCAATTACTGCTGGAGAAATTACAGGTGCAGCAACAAATGCAGAAAACGTAGGCGAATACGGTGTTGGTGTATTCAAAGAATTAGCAGACAATACACTATCTTTTTATAAACTAGGGGTCCATCCTGATTACATGGACTCAATGAGCATTGAATATGATCCAGTACGTGATCAGTTAATGTTTTATTCAAAACAATCTCGTGTACAATATACAGACGGTGTAGGATCACTGATTGTTCCTGCAGACAAATTTACTACTATAGTAGGAACTCAAGGTGCTTACATTTCATTTCAAGCAAATCCTGAAATAGATTTATACCAAATTACAGTTGATAGTCAATTGTATAGAGAATCAGCACCAAGAATAAGTGCAACACTAGATGCACAAGGTAATGACATTGTAAATGTTGGTAATATCAATGATATCGACTTTGATGCATTAGGAAGAATATCAGGTTGGGATTTTGGTCAAATTATTGGTAATCGTACTAGTATTATTGATTGGATTGTTAATCAGAATGATGTCGACTTAGGAACATTCACTGACCCAGAAGTAGATAACATTGATTTTGGAACGTTTGTATAAGGAATAAAAATGGCATACCCGGCATGGACTGAACGTAGTGGTACACAATTAGCTTCATTAAACGAAAGAGTTGATTATCAAATTAACTTACCAATAACAGATGATGGCGAAACTACTATTTCTGTTATTGCTGGAACAATGCCTCCTGGTCTACGTATAGAAGATTTACAGATTACCGGAGTTCCTTTTGAGGTAAACAGAACAACAGAATACGAATTTACACTAAGAGCAACAAATACAACAGGAATTACAGATAGAACTTTCACAATAGAAGTAATCGGAGCAGACGAACCTAAATGGATAACGCCTGAAGGATTACTTAATATTGGTGGTAGAGATTTAAGAAACTATTGGCTATATATCAACGGTAGTAATTTTGATATATTTGTCAGTGACGGATTACAATGGACTAGAACTTCGGTAGACATATACGAAGGTATTCCTAGTCGTTCAGAAGGCAATGATGGTGACTATGCATTTAATTTAGAAACTGGACAATACTGGTTTAAAAAGAGCGGCATCTGGTATAAAATGACCAGTAGTGCGTTGAAAGATCAACTTGGACAATCAACTACAATGATTGTAACAAATACTACCCCAAACC